CCGCAGAAACCGTTGTAAAGTCGCTATATGACCCCGCAGCGCTATAAGATACTGTTCTACCCGCAGCAATCCATACACGCCCAGAAAAGGTCGCTATGCCCACATTTTGATCGCTATTGACGATTGCTTGTAATACTGCGCCATTACCACCCCCACCCGATACCGTAGCTGTTACATTGGCTACATTGGTGTAGTTGCTACCCGTATTGGTCATAATGACTTGGGTGACCACATTTCCAGCCACAATTGGTCTAGCCGTTGCTCCTGTGCCACCCCCACCAGAAATGGTAATAATTGTGTTCGCTGCATTGGTGTAGCCAGAACCACCATTAACTACCACCAAATTTAAAGTTCCTGTTTTAAAGGACAACAGTTCTCCAATAGCAGTTGCACCAGATCCAGCTCCACCGCTAAAAGTAATGGTTAAATTAGCTGCATTGGTGTAACCCGTACCCGAATTGGAAAGCGTTACGGCTGTGACTGCACCCGCAGCAATAGTCGCTGTAGCATTGGCTTGTACCCCGCCTACTTGATCTGGACCGCTAATTACTACGCTTGGAGCAGAAGTATAGCCAGTTCCACCATTGGTAATTCCTATCAATCCAACAGAACCGATAGTTACAACATTATTGCCATCCCATGTGGAATAACCCTTAGATGGATCAAGGATCAACATCCGTTCATTGTTCCATTGGGTAACATTGATACCCGTAGAACTAAATGTGCTAGCAGCAGCAATGTTTCCAAAAGTGTCGGTGGTTACATTGAAATATTGCGCTGCGCCATTTTCTTGAAACGCTACGACATAATCATTAACCCCAATATTAATGGAAGAAAGATAAGTAACGGTATTAGCAAAAACAATGGCTACATTGCCAGAATTTTTGGCTTCGATGCGATTTGGCAAAATCTTAACATTGCCATAACCAATGGGTTGAGCGTTTTCAATCCAGCTAAACTCATCCTCTCCAATGGCTGTACGGTTGGCTTTGGTGTTTAGCCCTTTAAATTGCTTAATGACCTGGTAGGACTTTTTCTGTTCCGCAGCAGCCATGTTTAGAATCCTGAACTATATGGGCTTGGAATCCTACGGGTAAATACGCTATTGAGGATCGAATTAGCCTGTTTAGCGTACTCTTGTTTATAAATCTCCGATTCTCCATAGCTTTGTTCGTAGAATTTGGCTAGGTAAGCAGCGTAAAATTTGACCGCTGTAGTGTACGGATCGTTAATGGTGTCCACCGCATCGGGTGTAGTTAGGCTTAATGCCAATGGTAATATGACACAATCAATCTCTAATTGATAAATTTGGTCTGGTACTGGTCCAATAAAAATCTGTTGTTGACCAAAAATACTAAAAGCAAGCGGTCTGCCGATGTAGTTTTGCCAAAAACGCAGCCTAGTATTGAAATCTGACCACGACAAATAGTCCATTGGCACACGAGTATTACCCCAATAAAGATTCACATTGACTATATCAAGTACCGTAGCGTTAGTGCTAGGCGCTAATGGGGATGTTCCCATCAAGTAAGACAGGGCTGGATAGCTAATATTTTCGCAATTACCCACATAAGTTAGCCCGCAAGTACCATTTAAAAACTCAGTACTAGGTGGATAGTTGTTGGCATTGCCCGTACTTGCATTAGGATAGGGCGGTGCAGTATCGCTGGTTGTTCCAGCCGTAGTGACTTGATAAATAAAAATGTTGTTAAAGATAAACTCACCAGAGGTATAGGCTGTGCTTGCTTCCCAAATGGATGGGTAAGCGGGGTTAACACTACCAATGGTTGCTGTTGGTGCGACCATGCAAGGAGTTTGCGTAACAACAATTTGACGCAAGCATCCTGTATCTCTGACCGTTCTTTCACGAGCAGAGTTAATGTAATCGGTTAACTGACTGTCGCTATAAAAATTCCCGTTAGCATCGTGCAGTAACCTACGAACCTCTGTGATGTAGGTGTTAAGTGTAGCCACTTATTAATTTCCATATATCATGCTGCCACCGATAAGACTTTTCCCCCCGCCCTCTTATTGGAAGGAAGGGGTACTCGTTCTACCAACGGGGATAACGATTGGTTCTTTTTAGGCGGTTCTGTGGACAATTCCCACTTTGCTAAACGCTCTAAACCATCTTGCATTTCGCTAGTGTTCTTTACCCAACCTAACCTAGACAAGTAAGACGCTTTATTAGGATCGTTGTAACCAAATATGTGCCTTGCAACTTCCTCAGATATTTCAACTGTAGTACCTGGAAGAAAATTGTAAAAAACACCACCAAAGCCATCTTTTAGGGGTTCTTGGGTGTGATTGGTTACATAGATCATTAAAACGCCACCACTTGTCCATAAACAACAATATCTACTGTGTTTGCATTACCAGAAGCGGTAGTGATATTCACATATAGAGCTTGCGTTTGATTACCAGTAATCTCAGTATTAGCTGGATAAGCAATATTCAAATCTTGGTATTTACCAGCAGCACTAACTGACGATAAAACCACATTAGCCACTACTACATTGGCTGTGGTCATATCGCCTGTACTTGAAATAGTAATACCCACATTTGCGCTTGCTACAGATCCAGTAGGGTTTTGTACGGTAACTTGCCGAATAATTACCCCGCCTGAGTTTGCAGTACTGCCGCTATTGGTTAACCCGCCTGACAACAATGGAATTTTAATCTGAGCAGTACCTGTTGTAGCAAGTGACTGAGCAGATAATTTTCCAACTACGCCATATCCAAAACTATCAAGATATAGCGCACCAACACGATTCGAGTTAGCCATTTCTGATCTCCTTAGGTGTTGTAAGTGCCAGAAACATCTAAACCACCGTTAACAGTAGCTAGGGTAACCGTAGCGTTTGTTGTTGCCAATAAACGGACATTCACACCATCAGAAATTACAACACCACCCACATTGATTGCTCCCACATTGCTCCAAGTTGCGGTGCTTGTGGTTGTGTTAAATGCCGATACTGCTTGAATAATCACATTGGCGGTTGCAAATGCGATGTAAGTTCCAGCGGGTACGAGATTAGCAGCGGTTGTTGCGCTAATGGTTGTAAGCTGCCAATACGCACCAGGGGTGTTTGCATTAGAGCCTGAGATGAGGATTTTATTTAAGCCGAGTGCCATGACTAGTTCTCCTTATAACGAAATAGAGTTGTAGCCAGAAACTCTGGTCATTGACTTAGGCTTGGTGCTTACTAATTCAGCAATCATCAAGACAGCGCCAACATAACCAATCTGCCAGTTTGGTAGAGTGCTTTCAAATCCAGTAAATACAAAGCTACCTTGATCGTGAATGTACAAGCTCAAGTAGTTTGAATTAATGAAATAGACAGTACCCTCTGGGCAATAAGGATCTGGGTAAATAGGAACACCAGCGACCATCAAGGCTCTAAATGCAGCTTGAGGACCGTTAGTATCGCCATCGAAACCGCTACCTGGGGTAATCACATATTGCTCTTGACCAACATAATCTTGAGCTAAGAGTGTCCAAGTACCGAATCCGCAAACACCAAAAGTAGGTACTTCTGCACCGTTTTTAACAGTTCCAGAAATATACTGAAGGATATTTTGACGAGTTGGGTTTACACCACCAGCAGCATATACCTTGGATTTCCACCAAGTGTAAGTGGTACGGCTGATGTTACCGTAGGTTACAAGGTTTGTACCATCGTCAATTGCGCCTGGCAAACCAATAAATTGCTGAGTGTTCGTGGTGTTGTTGTACAAAGCAGTAGCCATTGCATCCATCATCACATTGGTTGCATCGTTCATACGAGCTTCAATGAGAGGAATAATTGCATAGTCTTGCTGTACAGCACCTTCCATTCCTAAAAACGGAACTGGAGCAATCATCAATTTAAGGTTGAACTCAGCGTTAAATGCACCTTGCTGAACGGCTGGCTGAGTAAAGCTACCAGAATAGTCAGACCATTGTGCGTTAACGAACTGTGCGCCTTGAACTGGTACAGTTACTTGGGATACACCACCAGAAGCCTGTTGACTATTAGCAATCAACGCAGCCATCAAGGGTGTGCTGTTATAAAGTTGTACGACCAGCTTGGGGATAAACGCTCTACGAGTTACATAAGTAAGTTCGTTGTATTGCGAAGTACCTGACGCTGGAAGAATACCGCCACCTATTGGCATAGTTTATCTCCAAACAAAAAATTCATATCCCCTACCTACTGCAAACTTCAAATACCGATTGGGCGAGTGTTTTTACGCAATTCGCTTAATGCTTTTGCTGCTTCATTTCTTGCACCTTGTACTGGATTCTTCCAATACGCATTGAGGTCAAAACCTTTTAGCGGACTTGGGTTATATCCAGATGGTGTAGGTTGAGCAGCTTGTTTCATCCAGTCAAAATACTCGGCAGCCGTTTCGTGATTTGATATTTTCTTTTCGATCATAATTTTTTCGATTTGTTCAATATCATCATCTGATTGAGCTAAACCTTTTTTAATAAGACTATCTCTGCGCTTTTGTAAATCTTCTAGCGCTTCTTTTTCCTTTAGCTTTGCTTCTAATTGGCTTACCCGATCTTCAGCTTGCGTCACCTTTTTTTCGGTGTAATCCTCAAGTTCTAGTTCTGGAATAGGCAAATTAGGTCTAACCTTTTTGGTCAAACGCAAGGCTTCTTTACGAGTAGCGGGATTCTCAGCTAGCTCTTTCATAAGCATAGCCAATTCATCCCGTTGCTCTAAACTAATATCTTCTAAACTCATTTTTATCCCCTAACTTAGATTAAATAACTTTTTTGGTATCACCAGGTTGGCTCATAGACATCATGTTTTTGTAGCCAGCCTTGTTCGCAGCGGTTAAGCCACCGAACTGAGAAAATCGGGGAGTGTTAATCACTTGACCGTTTTTCTGATTGTTGTCTGTTGGTTTGCGTGGTTGACTAGCGCCACGAGGTTTGAAAAGTTCCATATCAGTTCCTTTTTACATGGGTTGAGGTGAAGGAGTAGCTACAGGCGAAGGTGCTGGTGCAGCCATTCCAGGTATTGCTGGTGCTTGTGCCATCGCCTTACCTTCAGGCGTAGCGCCACCAGCTTGAGGTAAGGTTTGTAACATTTGCAAAATTTCAGAAGGTTGCAATGCGCTTGCTTGATCTTGTTTGCTACCTAAAACACCTGTAATGGTGCGGATTGCAGCCAAAATCTTTTTACCTTCTTCTGAATCTGATCCTACTGCTGGCAAAGATTGTTTGAGTAAATCCATTGCCATTGAAAGGTTTACCATTGCGCCTTCCCGATTACCCATCTTAGGTTCGGGCGTGGACATGGGTGCGCTCATGGGAGGAGAGCTTGAATCGGACATACCAGGTAAGGGCATATCAGGAGTAGGAGGAACACCTGTTGGTGTAGCGCCATCCTTTTGACTTTTAATCAATTCCATCAATTTATCTTGTGGCACAGCCATAATTTTTTCCTATCAAATTACTGCATAGATTAAACCTAATCTATCACTTGTCAAGTGGGGGGTATTATTTTTGCTTCCCTCCCCCCAAGGGAGGTTATCGGTCACCCGAATAATCCTTGCGGATTACTTGCGAGCTTTACGACCTTTGCGAGCTTTGCGTGCCATTTTGATTTCTCCAATTAGCAGCGGTCACCTAGTTATAAGGTCAGGCAGCCACAACCTTGTTTTCACCCTCACAGTGAAACTTATCTACGGGTCTTACGACCACGCTTCATCTTTTTGCCGTACATAGCCATCTCCAGTTAACTATCCCCTAACTTGTCTGCCCATAGTCCTTGTTTTTGGACTACGACCATAACTCTGTATATTGCTTACACGATACTCCAAACCAGCGGGTTTTTCACCACGCTGAAGGTTCTCGGTCCTTACCAACGGTTGATCTGCTTTTGGTGCAATGTTTTGATTAGCCAACTTGTTGCTCCCGTTTTGGTAACTTAATCGGCTGCGCTCCACCAGACTGAGGTGCTGCGCCACCACCCTCTTTTTCTTGCCGTTTTAACTTGTCTTTTAACAATTGTTTCATTGGAGGTTCTAGCAAGTCAAGTAGGGATTCTTTGTCAATCGCTTGTGCCTTAAACAAGTTAAACGCCAATTGCTTGAGATCCTCGGTAAAGATTGGGCTGTTGCTGTGTGCATCAACCTTCACCACATAGTCTTTGGTAAATTGTTCAGCAATAAACTCCTTGCCTTCGGTATCCACAAAATGCGTTGGATCATAAGATTGCATAAGTTTTAAGTACAAGGTAGCCATCTTTTCTAAGCTATCCTCAACGACCAATGCCCGTTTTTTTGCTCTGGAACTTCCTAACCTGGCTAACTGGCTAGCGTGTCCTTGGCTGCGAACACCTGATTCGCCACGACCAGAAAGAACATTGCTAATCCCCGAAACCTCGGAGAACATCGCATCAATCTCACGAATGACCTCAAATAAATCGGTAGGCATATTAGGCGCTAGGCGATCTACCTTGGCGTTTGGCATATCGGTTGCCAATAAACCACCAGCTCGGTTCAGAGCAAAGTTCTTCTCATCCAATATACCAGTAAAGCCTACAAGGGCGGTAGGAGGGCTTACTTGCTTAGACAATAGGTCTTGCACCTCGTTCATGCGCTTGTTGCGAAGCTGTTGCAACATGATGAGCTTTTGGCACTCGGATTCTCCCCAGTAATAGTCGTACAAGGGGTTTGGACAAACTTGAATAAATGGACATTCGCCCTTTAGAAAAAGGCTAGCACCTGGGCGGTCATAGATAATCACCCTAGGGCTAGCAATGGTCACCACTTGATAATCTTCGGTTTCGTCATTCCACACCCATAACTCGTGCATCTCAATCGTATCTTCGGCTACTCGTGGGATGTACTTCATCTCGCCATACAAGTCCAGATTGACATTACCGTAAATGGTCGGATTAGTCTGGCTTGTAATGATGCGGTTAACGGCATTGGGCATCTCCGATTCTTTAGGAGATACCATTGTGGAGAGTTGGCTTACGATTTCCTCTCGTCTTGGGTGGGAATACAGACGGGCGTAAAGGTCGGACTTGGTAATGTAGTATGTCTGAATTAGCGCTTCTTGCCTGTCTGTATATGGGGTATCCTCACGCAGCACGCCCATAGCGCCAGCTTCTACCATGTAAGGATGAATACCATTGTTCATGACGAGCTTAACAAAGCTCGTGTTGTAAACCAATGACCAATTAAGCGCTTGTGAAAACACCTGATCGGCATTGGAGTTTAGCCATTCGTCATTTAAGGCTTGGGTTAACGATGGCGTTTTACGGTGTTCAATTGGATTGACCGATGCGCCTAAAGCAATGGAAAAGCGAGTGGTTTCGGCTGAATAAAGAAAAGAAGAAAGCTGGTCAAGATGAGGGTTAATTTTATTAAAGTAGGCTGGAGGATCTTCTGGTCCAGAACCAAATAAAAAATACGAGCGTAGTGTGTTGTAATCTCCCCGTCTTTCTTCTTTTGACACCATACACTTTTGCATGATGTCTAAATAAAAATTTTCTCGGTCTGCGTTATTTGACGGGATTCTCATGTCTTGATTTTCAAGTTATCTGGATCTCTCAAAGTGGATTTTGGATCTACTCTAGGTCCTGAGTTTATACCAGCCTGAGATGGTGTCAAGCCCACCGATTCACCTTGTACGGATTGAACGGCTCGACCAGCCAAAAGTGCTTGCATACTCAGTCCTTGGAAACCGCCACCCCAGATCGCTGCATCACCAGGGCGGGCTTCTTTTGGCGTGTTCTGGATCGGTTCAGGTTTGATTTTGTCTTTGTTGACCCCTCGTTTGCGGGTTGCGTACTTTTCGGCTTGTTCGTACTCTTTTTCGCTGAACTTGTTTTGACGGGTAAGGTAACCGCTTTGGTGTTCACCTTCCTTTGTGGTTTTAATGTCAGACATTCCGAATTCGATGGCAAGTTGCTTGGTGGACTTGTCGGTGAACTTGGTTTTGGGCGAAATAGTTGCTGGAGCTTGGAGAAAAACAATAAAAACTTCATCTTGACATCCTTTCATTGGACATTGTGCTTTGGTACTCTCAAAATACCCATGTGTCGGGCATTTGTAATCATTTTTGACTGGCATGGTATCCCCTTCCTAATTGCTCATCAAGCGTTACACTATCATAATCACATCTATTACTAATACCTACTTTAATCTTTATCTCACCATTAACTAGGTGTAAACCCGTGTTCTTATATAAGACTGGCTTTGCTTCCTTGCGATACTGCACAAATTTGCTGGTATCTCGGTTCTGCATAATGGCTATTTCCCCGTTTTTCCACTCGGTATAGCCTTTTGACACTCTGCGCTGAATGTATTCAGTCAATGGTTCGGTTTCATCCCTAAAGACAGCTTCCAAAATGCTCGATGACACCCCACACAGATCAGCAAAGAGTTCAATACTGATACCCCGATTGCGGTCTTTTAGAAAGCGCTTAATCGTTTTGCGCAGTACAGCCTTGGGTAAGGTTGGTTTCATTGTCCGTACACACCAATTCGTTTGAGGTAGTCTGACACATTGCGCCCAACTGTCAATTGCTCTGGAGTGAAATCATCCTGAACTTTAGACACTTCTCGTGTAATCTTTTGTGCTATGAGCCTAGGTTGCACTTGTTCGGCAAATGCAGCGCACGCTAGCGCACTTGCAATGACCCGATCATCCTTATTGCGACCCGATGCTTCAATTGAACCATTATCTCTAATCATGGTTTTCATTTCTTCAATGGTGTCCATATCGTAAATATCCATCATGCCACGCTCAAAGTAGTCCTTCATGTAGGTCAACATTCGTTCTTTGGTAGCCGATGTAGTTAACCAGCCAATGCTGTTACTAATGCCACCTAAAGTATCGTTTCTGCGCCAGATGTAATTTTGCATATTAGCGTACACATCCATTAAATCTTTGCCCATTGCGCTACCCATTGCAGCAGCTTGTCTGCGTAGGTTTTTCAGTTCATTAATAACGGCTTGACCTGGACCGTTAATCTCTAGGTTCAGCGTAGAGTTTTTGTATGCGCCAGCCAAGTGAGCAATAATCCAAGCAAATTGATAGGTGTTTAGTTCGGATGTCGCAAACGCAGCCACTTGCTCAAGCCCGTCAGCATATACCCGATAGACTTGAATACAGAAACGATCAGCCCAATCAGAACTACCGTAAGCGGGATCAGCGCCAATAACATAATAAGCAGTATCAACAGGCTGTTCCCAAACCTTGAGCGTAGCCAATCTGTCTGTGGACTTAACCACCTCAGTATCTTGGAAGTTAACTCCAAAGCTGTATCGATAAAACTCACAGTCCATTCGCTTAATTTTTTTGACAGCATCCGTACACCTCGCATTAGAAAAGAAAGAAGTTCCCGTCATCACAAAGGCATAGTCCTCAGTAGGAGGAAACTCTTGGTACATGAGCGAATCGTCTTTAATTCCTTCGTAGAGCTTCCAACGCCACCAGGCAATTTGCCTTGAATTGATTTCGTAGCCGTAAAGTTTTTTAATATCTCTGACCCATTCTTTTTCTTCGCCTGTGAGCTTGCCATCCCAATACACTTTGTAGGTGTTGCCTTCTGGATCTAGGCTATAAAGTTCATTGCGCCACCAGCCACAAAAGATTGCTCGTTGCGTTCTCGCCCGTTTAGCGGTGACATACATATCGTGGAACATATTAAATCCTCGTGCTGTACTCTCAAACATATACAGGCGATCAGGATTGGTTTCTGCGAGTGATGCTAGCAAAGATGCTAGTCCCTCCTCATCTCCCCAAGAACTTGTTTCTGTACCATGCAAGTATGTAATAGCCTTGCCACGACCCAGACTTCCTTTGGCTCTAAGTCCAGCGACTTGATAAAAGATACGGCTGCGGTTCTTGAGGGAAAGCTGATTTCGGTTGTGAGCAAGGATCGGGATGCGATACTCCTTGGGCAAACCATCCATATACATTCCCAAGGTTGATCGGAACATATCTCGGTTTTCTTCCGTATCCGTTGTAAGTGTTCCCTGAAGCCCTGGGTGTGTAAAGTGCCAGTAGAGATCGAGTGCGAGTGAAATTGTGGTGATGCCAAGTTGCCTTCCTTTCAAGATCACAAAAAAATGCACATCATCTTGCAATCCCTTTGTAATCTCATCCATTACATAAGTTTGGCTACCCAGTAGGTTGCCCATCTTTTTTAAGCCTTGCTCTTTAGTTTCAATCTGAAGCTGTGAGCAAAACTGATAAAACAATTGTTTATTAAAATTCATGTAGTAATCCAAGGTAACTTGTTATTAAATTTTTCCATCATCCAACGGTTACCAATTTCAAAAAACTCTTTTTGCACACCGCAGTTACCACCTAAACGAAAATTAAAAGTGTGTTTATTGGTGCAAGCAAAATTCGGATAAAGCTGTTTGGCTGCTGCGTAAAAATGCCGATCCACTTGCGGATTTGGATTGTTTAGCAAGATAGCAATTTGGCGCAGCTTTTCAGTTCGCATACCCCACATACACCAATCCACAAAATGATGACCTTCAATATTCCAGGCGTGGTGTAGTTCGCCCAAGGCTTCGCAATTGTCTTGTATCAAAAAATTTCCTTGTTCGTCATACACCTTGCGTAAACTGTACGCCCAGTCACAGCCACTATTAATTTTTGCCATGATGTAGCGCACATGGTGTTCGTCATACCAATCATCGTCATTGCAAAAGAAAGTGACATCCTCAGTCACTAATTGGGGTGCAGCAGCTAACCAGCGTTGACCCGCATAACCCTTGCCACCAATCACATTACCCCAATACGACCATTTGGCTTTGTAGTCATCATAGTCTTTGGTCATGTCGTAAAACTGCGCTAGGCTACTCTCATCATCGCCATCGCACAACACATAATGCGTGCAAGGATAGCTTTGGTAAGCAATTGAGCTTAATGTTTTTTCTAAAGTTTTTCTGCCTGTAGTGACAGTAACAACGGCTACACTTTTCATTTGTAATCGTCTTTCGGATCGTAAGGCATGGAGTTCAAACCAACTAACACGCTACCCGCCTTAACTTTAAAAGTGTGATGTTGATTAGTCAACACCGTATAAATCTTGCCAATTTTCATATCGGTTGTTTGTCCATCCCGAATAATTAATTCAGCTTCGCCTTCGCACAAAATAAACTTCTCGGTTTTAATTTTGTGGTAGTGGTCACCAATCACACAATCCTCTTTGATCTCTAACAATTTGGCTTCTGGAAAGCTGTGCAATCGTCTGCGTTGATCTTCGTGAAAATTACTGAGCTTTTTCATTTCGGCATCCATCATAATTTTGACTAACTGTGCAAACTTAACTTTTGGCTCAAATCCCAACACTTGTTTGCTTTTACTGGCATCACCGCACAACAAATCCACTTCAGCGGGTCTAGTCAAACTTTTATCGTAATCCACATAATCTTCCCAATTTTCAATGCCAACGCATTTGAACGCTAACTCTACCCATTCTTTGACGCTATGGGTTTCGCCTGTGGCAATTACAAAATCATCGGGCGTGGGGTGTTGCATAATGGCGTAAATCCATTCCACATATTCTTTGGCATACCCCCAATCCCGTTTGGCATCCAAGTTACCTAATACCAGCTTTTCTCGTTTTTTATTGGCAATCTCGGCTACCGCTTTACAGACTTTTCGAGAGAGGAATGCTTCACCCCGTCTTGGGCTTTCATGGTTAAACAAGATCCCGCAATAAACTTTTATGCCGTAGGCTTCTCGCCACACCCTTGCTAACTCGTAAGCGTGAACTTTGGAGCAACCGTATGGGGAGCGTGGATAAAACTTAGTCGTTTCCGTTTGTGGGGTTTCTTGCACTTTGCCAAACATTTCAGACGAACAGGCTTGGTAAATCTTGCAATCCAAACCCATGGTGCGTACCGCTTCCATGATCCGCAGTAGTCCATTGGCGTTAATGTCTTGCGTGGTATCGGGATGGTCATAGGAATCCCGCACCTGGCTCATGGCAGCTAAGTTGTAAATCTCATCTGGGCGAACCTTGTCAATAATCCGATATAGGCTAGTAGCATCTTGCATATCGCCTGTATGCAAAGTAATTTGGTTAACCACTTCACTCAAATTAGAAAGATTGGGCTGGCTAATTCTGCGTACCATGCCATGCACCTCATAGCCTTTAGAAATCAATAGCTCGGTAAGGTATGAACCGTCTTGACCACTAATTCCTGTAATAAATGCTTTCATTGTTTTCTTTCTATATCTTCTTCAATACATTGTTTGCCATATTGGATCTCAACAATCTTGCAAGGCGCTTGGTATGGATTGGTTAATTGATGCCATTGCATCTGACTAATGTGGTAATGGTCGTGCTGTTTTAAATATTGACCATTAACCATGCACTCGCCATCAACAATGTGCCAATACTCGCTACGGTCTTGATGCCGTTGCATACTCAAAGATTGTTTTGGGTTTACCGTTAACTCTTTGACCTTAGTGTTTGGTGCTTCATAAATGACTCGGTAGTAACCCCAAGGTCTTTCGGTTTTGGGTGCTTTCCATTCTTCTAAGATCCAAGACGAGGAATTGCGCTTGTGATCTCCACCCACACCAAAAACAAACTCCACATTGCCATCCATCACATCCATTTCAGGGATATTGTCTTGGGTGCGATCACCACCATTGGCAAACACAATCGTTGAGAGTGGAAACATCCTTCGTACTTGATAAATCGCATCTTTAGCCGAGTTATCGTGATCGTCAAACCCAATGCACGCTGTTACGCATTTTAAGTTTTCCATAATGGCTTTGCGCTCGGCAAACGGCATAAAGGATTGACCTTTCTTGCGTTTTAACCAATCATCCGAATTTAAACCCACAATCACCCTACCAAGCTCTTTGGCTTCTTGCAAATAAACAAGATGTCCAGAATGCAGCGGATCAAAACCACCAGTCACTAAGACAATTTTATCCATGCTTATTTAATCGTTTGGTTTCAAAGTTTGGAAGATCCCAATAAGCGACCTTTAGTCTAGCGGAATGGTTGCGTGCCAGTTGAATGAGTGCGTTGTAAGTCATTTCAGAATACTTTGCTTTCCATTCGGCTGCTAGTACTATTTTGTCTTTCTTTTTTCGACACGCTATGGCTCGCATCATTTCGGTCTTGTAAAGAAGTCGCTCTTGGTTAATCTTGTCAATGTCTGGCATCGCCATCGTCAATATCTAACAATGATCGTATGC